GTCTGGACCGCCAGAAATGACGATGTGATCGACCAGCCAGCTCTCCAGGCCGCGACCCCAGGCCCAGACATCGACCTCGATCCGGTCCTTCTGCACGTCGACGCCGGCGGTCAGGAACAACCCACCCACCGGGATCTGCACCCCACCATAGGCTTCGCGGCGTTCTGCCAGCCGTTGCCATTCCGGCGCGTCGCCACTCTCGACCCATGTCTCGCCCAGCAGGGTGTTGCGCGCGGCGCGCAGCGTCTCTTCCGAGCCTTGCGCCGCCAGCCAGTCCCGCGCGATCTGCGCCCAACTCTTCCAGCCCAAGGGCGAATAGAGCGCCGAGATGTGAAAGCCGATGGAATGCGGATCGGCGGAAGCGGCCGTCGCGCGCCATTCGCCCCTCTCCAGCATCTGCGTCTTGTGATGCTCGGCGATGGGCTTCTCGCAGCTCTCGCAGTGATAGGCAGCCGTGTCAGGCCGCCCCTTGTCCCAGCGCAGCCGTTCAAACTGCAGCCATTGCATCGCGCCACAGTGGGGGCAGGGCACGAAGTAGCGGCGCTGATCGCTGGCCTCATATTCCCGTTCAATCCGGCTGATGCCCCGGATGGTGGGCGTCGAGACCATGAACACCTTGCGCCGGTGCGAAAAGGTGGTGGTCCGCGCCTCGGCCAGTGTGACCGGATCGCCTTCCTCGTCGGCCGAGGCCGGATAGGCATCGACCTCGTCGAGGAAGATGTAGCGGGCGGGCATCGACCGCAGGCCCGTGGCGGAATTCGCCCCGGTCAGCACCAGGATGCCGCCCTGGAACTCCTTCGACAGCATCGAATTACCCGCGTCGCGCGACCGGGCCGGGTTGACCAGTGCACGCAGAACCGGGTTTTCCGAGATCAGCGGATCGAGCCGCCCGCGCGAGGTGCGCTTGGCCATCTCCACCGTCGGCAGCACCGCCAGCATCGGCCCCGGCGCATGGTGGATCACAAAGCCGATCCAGTTGTTGCCCGCCTCGGTCGCGCCGACCTGCGCTGCCTTCATGAAGCTGATCCGCTGCGCCGGGTGGCGCGGCGACAGCGCATCCATGATCTCGCGCAGGTAGGGCGTGCGCGACGTGCGGTATTGCCCGGGTTCGGCGCTGGCCCGCGACGACAGCTTGCGGTGCGCATCCGCCCATTCCGACACCGTGAGGTCCGGATCGGGCCGTATCCCACGGCGCCAGTTGCGCAGGATGTCTTCGGCCCCGTCAAACCCGAGGTCGAGATCGTCCGTCAGATCGTTGCCGGTCAGATCATCATTGTCTGCCAGCCCTTCGCTTGCGCTACGGGCGTTCGTCTCTCGCAAAGGTCCACTGGACCTTTTCGTTTCGCTTTCGCGAAACCGTTCCTCACCCAAGCGAGACCCTGAGATCGGCGAGGGCTTCGAGGTGCTGTCTGACATGGGTTTCCAGCACCCTCTGCAGGATCGCGGCCTCGATGATCACCGGTGTCCCGGTTTGCTTTTCCACCCCCAAAGCCACTTCCGCCGCCATCAGCGCCGCCACGCGGGCAGGCCAAGTCACCCATGTGTCGCGTTCTTGCCGCGCGAGGCGAAACACCAGCGCTTCGGCCCGGGCGCGGTCAACCAGCGTGCCTTTCCTTTTCTGGATTGCCAGCTGTTTGTCCTGCGCCTGGTAGACGGTCAGCGCCGTGCGGGCTTTCAGATAGGACGAGCTGTCGGCGGGACCGCTGAAACCGCTATCGCCGCCGGTGCTGCGCCGCTGCTGGTCCGGATCGGTCATCTCGCCGCGACGCACATCAGAGGCGGCGGCGTTGATCGACCCGTCGCTGTAAACCACCAGCCGACTGGCGCGCCTCGCCTTCTGGATCGCCCCGCGTGAGAGGCCGGAATGGGCGGAATACTCGCGCTCGGACATACCTTCCATGGCGATTGAATTAACCCCAAGATATTGGCATTAAACGGAAATAGTGATCTTATTCAGTTGATTACACTCCCGGTTAGAGGGATTCTCGGATCAGGAAATCACCCCTGGATCGGAGACCAGATCATGCCCATGGCCACCACCACCATCCGCATCGACATCGCCCCGCTGCCCGACCATCTCGACCGCAGCCGCCCCACCGTGGTGGCCGAAGTCGTTGAAGCCGCGCTGCGCGAGGGCGGGATCAAGGCCGACTGCTCGGACTTGTTCTCGCATATCAAGATCGACCTGCCGACAGCACAACTGGCCGCAGCCAGCGCCGTGCTGGTCGAGCTGCAGCTGATCCAACGGAGGGCAATATGAGCACCCGTGCGCAGATCGCCATCCAGATCGGCCCCGAGGAATGGGCGCATGTCTATGTCCATTTCGACGGCTATCCCGCCCACATGCTGCCCGCGCTGGCGTGCTGGAAACCCGAAGATATCCTCGCCGCCATTGAGATCCGGCAGGTCACGGCCGAAGCGCTGGACTGTTTCAGCCCGCCCCGCGATCCGCGCATCCTGCCGCGTCCGACGCGGGAATTTGCCCATCTCTACATGTGGGTCGGATGCCAGTGGGTGGCGGTCGAACCGCAGGCCGAGGCGACCAGAGTTTAATCGGAACGCACTGATATTGCTTGGATTTGCCTACACTATTCGCCCCTCCAGAGCGATGGTGATTACACCAGAACGATGCAACTCACCGCCGGAGACCAAGCCATGACCACCCGCCGCGCGACCGACAACTCCAAGGCCCTCGACGCCTTCATGTTCACCAAGTTTCAGATCGACGTGATGCTGGAACGCCTGAAGGCCCTGAGCGACGACCATTTCGAGACCCACCCTGACGAGATCAATTGGGGCCACGTTGGCACCCTGAACCATTACGCCAGCCTGCTGCGCCAGATCACCGACAGCGCCTTTAAGGAGGGCGAACATGCCGCTTGATCCCGCCCAGCGCCACCAGATCGAACAGGATGCCATCACCGCCACGTGGGAGGCCGAACGTCTCGCCGCCTGCGACGCAGCCATCGCCCTGCTGCGCGAGATCGCAGATCTGGAACGCGACGACGATGGCGACGTGATCATCGGTACGGATGCCGACGGCCACAACGACCTCATGTCGCGCATCATCGCCTTCCTTGCCACCTACGAACAATAGAGGAACTCGCCATGACGAAACTAACCGAAACCCAAAGCATGATCCTCAGCGCCGGGGCCCAGCGCCCCGAGAACATCGCCCTGCCGTTGCCGAAGGGGCTGGCGGGTGCGGCGGCGAAGATGGCGGTGACAAAGATGATCGAGCGCGGCTGGCTGCAGGAGGTCGAAGCCAACCTTCGCCGAGGCGAACCGCTCTGGTATGAGACCGGCGATGGGCATGGCACCACGCTGGTGGTCACAGAGGCAGGGCTGCTGGCCATCGGGATCGGGCCGGTGGTGGCCAGCGCCGTCGCCAAGGCGCGGAAAGCGAAGCCAATGCCGGGCCCCGCGCTGCCACCCGCGACCGCCGAAACCCCGAAACCCGTCGCCATTCGCGCTGGCACGAAGCAGGCACAGATCATCGCCATGCTCCAGCGGCCTGATGGCGCCACCATCGCCGAGATGGTCGAGGCAACTTCGTGGCAGGCACACTCTGTTCGGGGATCGATCTCGGGCGCGCTGAAGAAAAAGCTGCGCCTGCCCATCACCGCCGAGAAGGTCGAGGGCAGGGGGACCGTGTATTGGCTCAGCTGAACGTCTTCATTCTTGTACTCAAGTGTCGACAGCTAAGGCAAACAACGCTCGGATATGAATCTAATCCTTGAACACACATGCCTTCCGGAGCTGAAACACATGATCCGGAATGTCAGATGCCTCATTCACCCATGGTGACGGATCAAATCGGGAGTTGATGACCTCCTCAACGAGCAGTGGTCGAAAACTCTCCGATTCAAGTTCAATCTCTGATCCAAGTTTCGTGTGCAAATTTAACTCAAGTGCTAGCTCAGCAGCTGCTTGGAATGGCGCACGATTCAAAGCATCCGAGAAAGCCTCGGCTAATTCAGATGGAAGGCACGACAGTATGGATGGGAGAAGTTTCTTGTCGAAATCGAAGCTGACGCAATGAGGTTTCCCCGCAAGTTCTACATTTGCGGTCGCTGACATCATCTTATCATCGAGTCGAGCTAACAGGTTGAAGCGTGCAGGAAACAGGGTGACACTCGCGCCTTCTTCCAGTCCAAGTCGAGCAATCGCGCATCCAAAGTCAGGAGCAAATCGACGCAAGATTGGCTCCTTTAGCATCTTCGGAGATAGGAATCTTACGATTTCGTCCCATTCATTTTCGAAGTCCTCGTAGTCAACCACCAAGATTGGATCGCTCTGGTCAACGCTGAATACGGCAAGACGTCTGCCGTTACACAATGCGAAGTGTTCCGATTTGATTTCAGGGTGTATTGCGTAGCTGTATGCTTGCTGGACGGCTTCTCTGCGAAGAACGTCTTCACGCGGCTGTTTTGCATCGAGAATCAGTATCACCCGGTCGCCAGATTTTAGGGAATAATCCGGAATCAACTTGACCGGAATCTTCCTGGTACCAACGTAGATGAAGGGATGACTGAGGACCTTGCTTCGTACGATACGGTTCTCACCAGATGGACTGTAGCCGAGTCGCGTTAA